GAAAATATTAGCAATTTACCCGAATATTATTACAGCATTCAAGCACGGTCAGAAGAGTACATCCGAGTGTTCATCGACGGTGAGTATGGGCTGTCTAATTCGGGGACACCGGTTTATAAATACTTCAGGCCTGATTATCACATGGCCAGAGCTCCACTTAAGCACTTTCCAGGGCGGACGATTTTAGTGGGGATGGATTTAGGGTTAACACCCGCTGCAGTTATTGGCCAACCTGATCCGAGAGGTAGGTGTCTGATTCTTGATGAAGCTGTCAGTTTTGATATGGGGATACAGCGGTTCGCACGAACGGTGCTTAAACCATTACTGACACAGAAATACCCTCAATCTAGTGTGCACATCATTGTTGACCCAGCGGGGATTCAGCGGGCACAAACGGATGAGCGCAGTGCGGTTGATATCCTCAAAGCTGAGGGGTTGTCAGTAGTACCGGCGAGTACTAATGCAACGTCGGCTCGGTTGAATGCGGTCGACGAATACTTGATGCGTCAGGTTGATGGGGACTCGGGGTTTTTATTAGACCCACGGTGTACACATTTGAAAGCAGCAATGATGGGTGGATACCGGTACAAAAATGATGGGGCAATTGAGAAGAACAAGCATTCGCACGTGGCTGAGGCATTGCAATATTTGATGTTGCACATTGACTCGGGGGTTCAGGGGCGCGTCATTCGGGTCTATAAGGAAGTGAAAAAGAGCAATGCTAGGGGATGGACATAACGGTTTGCAGCGGTTATATTCATGGCTCGGCTTTCCTCCAGTTTGCCGAGACGGGGTCTCTGAGGGGTCAGAGGGTTTGGCTAGTTTCCTGCTGATCCCTTAGGGTTTTAAATTTAAGGGTAATATCAATGGCCGGACTTTCCCTCCTACGCGTTGTTAATAACGCGGACCTGATCAAAGCTGAAAACGCAAAAATCGAAGCTGAGCAATTAGCCGAACGGCAGTCGCAACCGTTATTGATAGGTATGACTGCGTATATGAAAAGTGCGTTCGATGCTGCGCGGGATGCTAAACGTCCTATTGAGCGACGGATGTTAACCTCGCTCCGACAAAGAAATGGAGAGTATGAACCCAGTAAGTATGCTGATATAAAAAGCTTCGGCGGATCTGATGTGTTCATGATGATTACCGAAGTGAAATGCCGAGCTGCAGAATCATGGCTTAGAGATATTTTACTCGAAGAGGACAGTGGCCCACCGTGGGATATTAACCCTACGCCTATTCCAGATTTACCCCCTGAGTCGCTTAAAGATATTGAGAACCGTGTAAGTGAGCGGGTCATGTCGATGATCGAGCTTGAGGGTGCATCACCTAATCAGCAAGTGGTTGCGGAGTTACGACAAGTAGCTACTGAGGAAGTCCAACTTGAGACGCTACAGTTAGCACAGAACCGCATCGAAAAAATGAAGTTGAAAATCCGTGACCAGTTTGTACAAGGTGGTTGGGTTGATGCGTTCAATGATTTTATTACCGATTTAGCTACGTTCCCTTCAGCGTTTATCAAGGGTCCAGTAGTACGTCGTCAACGTATGCTTGAGTGGGTTGTTGATGAAACAGGTAAGACCAAAGCCCAAGTAGGTGAGCGTTTAGCAGCAGAACACGAACGTGTTGACCCGTTTAGAATTTACCCAGAGCCAGGCATTTCCAAGTTAGATGACGGTTATTTATTCGAACACCACAGATTGGCGCGTGCTGATTTGTCGGAACTAATTGGTGTACCCGCGTATGACGAGGGGGCGATTAGAAAAGTATTGGAAGACGGTCCAGGTGTCACTTGGTTTGTCGATGAGGGTACTGAGCGCGAGAAACAAGAAATCGAGGGTAACCACGTTCCCTTTGATAAGCCAACGGATATGTATGATGCCCTAGAATTCTGGGGGAAGATTAGCGGGAAAATGCTTTTAGATTGGGGACTTACTGATAAGGAAGTCCCTGATGCAGCGCGTGAGTATGATGCTAACGTGTGGATTGTTGGTAACTATGTCATCAAGGCTGTGCTTAACTACGACCCGCTTGGTAAAAAACCCTACACCAAAACATCGTTTATTAAAACACCTGGTTCGTTCTGGGGTAGAAGTATCCCAGAAACAATTGAGGATATTCAGGGTATCTGTAATGCAGCTGCGCGTGCACTGGTTAATAACATGGGTATTGCGTCGGGACCACAGGTTGAGGTTAACCTTGACCGTATCCCTGCGAACGAAGATGTTACGGATATTCATCCGTGGAAAATTTGGCAGACTACTAATGATCCATCAGGGTCAAGTTCTAAAGCGGTAAATTTCTTCCAGCCCGATAGTAATGTTAATGAGTTGATGGGGGTATTCGAGAAGTTTGCGCGATTAGCGGATGACCATTCGGGGATCCCTGCATACATACACGGTAATACCGATGTATCGGGTGCGGGTAGAACATCATCAGGGCTGTCCATGTTAATGGGTGCAGCTGGTAAAGGCATACGACAAGTTGTGTCACACATCGATAATGATATTGTTAAACCCATTGTGCAACGTCAGTTTGTGTACAACATGAGGTACGATAGTGATGAATCTATCAAAGGGGATGCTGAAGTGGTGGCTCGTGGTGCTACTTATCTCGCAGTCCCAAACATCCAAGAAATGAAGTCCTCATTATTATTGATGGACTTCCAATTCGGGACACCTTCTTCAATCTTATCCCAGAACTGTTGCTCTGCTGTTTGTGCCTGATTACGAACGACCCGGTCAACTCTGGGCATTACTTCCGTATTCAAGTTATTAATTATGGATTCCATTTTAGCTAACTTACTTAACAATGGCTGCATCTCTTCACGAGACACCCGACGCATAACAGCTATTGACTCACCGTATTCCTTCTCATCATCAGCAGTAACAATACTACCAACTTCGACTTTCAACGGATCCGCTACTACCGCACCTGAGTTCATACCTGCGAGTAATGCCTCCATGTTCTGGAGTCGTAACTCGGTTGCTGCTTTCTCAGCCCGTAGCTTAGGGACTTCGCTATTAAACATACCCTGCAATGTTAAATACTTTTGCTTAAAATCTTCCTCCTCACTCTTCTTACCTTTACCCTTACTTTTATCTTCAGGGGGGTCAATCACACCTACCTCAGTTGTAACGGGCTTATCGGTTGTACTATTGGGTGCCGCAGCATTTTCTGCCGCTGGATCTGACCCTTGATGCATCTCGGTATAAAGCTCCTGTATTGCAGCTGATTGTTTTTTGACCTGATCTGGTAGATATTTACTCATAAAACGCTCCTAATGGTATGCGTAGTTAATTGAGGCGAGTCATTAAGACTTTGCCACGCTTTCTGGGGTTGTTTCGATAAACTTTAAAAGTTCATCTATCATTTCTTTTTTAGTCTTCATTTTCTTCCTCCTCTAATTGATCTAAATAATATTCTATGTCATTTGCAATATGTTGTGGCACGTCAATATTTTTTTCTTCTGTGTCATCTTCCCACACTACGTTTAAACTCCATGCCCTAATCTTCTTCATATACAACTCCCTCTGCATCATCGAATCGTTTATCATCTCCGAAGTCCTCTTCATCAAAAGGTTCTACTCCCATAACTTCGCATAGCTTGTTATAAGTTTCTTGTCCACTTGATGAAAGTCTATCGTAATCCCAACCTAATAAAAATACAAGTTCTTTTGCTGTGTTAATTTGCATTTTTTATCTCCTTTATTTCAGGTTCATAACTATCAATCGTTTCATAATCTCCTGCATCTTCATATTCAGGTTCATAATGTCCATCATTTACTTTTGCAAAAGCTTCAGTTTCATCAATAGCCTCTACATAGTAAACTTCATTCTCTGTAAATGCTACTCGTCTTGGAATAATAATTTCAAAGTATTTCATTTTACTACCTCCTCTTTGTTTAATGGATCATGGTAAATTAAAGTCACGGGTCTTTTGTATCGTTTAAACGCTTCATCCTGTGCCTCTTCGTAAGTTCTTGTTTTTACAAACCCAATAAGATCATGGGTCTTGTCTTCATATACTTCCCAATATAACATATTATGCTTCCCCTATACCTACAAACTCAATTTGAAAGTCTCGATAGTCTTCAGGTTCTAACCATGACATACGTTCATAGAATTCATTCATGGCTTCCTCTCTTGTTTCTGCTTCGATTTCTGTTTGGTATATTGCCCTTTCACTTGCTGTTATTGTAAATCTTTTCATTATATCGCCTCCTTGATTTCTGCTTTATCATATTCAACATCTTC